CTTAAACCTCTTTGGGCGGGCGCTGACTAATGGCTCAACCTTCTGCACAGTTTATGACTGATCTGAAGGTCAACATGACTCCAGACACGATTGAATTTCGTACAACTTCGACTGTAAACAATTACGGTGAACGCACCTTTACTGGTAGCGCTGTTTCCTATGATGCTTACATTCGTAGAGCTAATGAAGCTGAACGTGATATGGATGAAAATAAAAAAATTGCATGGGTTATTTACGTTCCTGATTCTTCTTTGACATTAAATGTAGAAGATCAAGTAACTTTAGGCGCTCCTATTAGTGCTACTAGACCATTAGTTAAAGTCGAGACTAGGAAAGATCCTTTAGGGCAAGTCGGAGTTGTTGCTTACGTTGGGAATAAATAATGGTAGCAAATATAAAACTAGAGGGCATACAAGATGTTAGAAGAATTCTTAAAACTGCCGCTCCTGAAATCATCATGTCCGTTAATCAAGAATTACATGAAATAGCTAACGAAGTTAAAAGTGAATCAATGGCTTTAGTTCCTTTCGATCAAGGTGTTTTACGAGGATCAGCTACAATAAAAAAAGAAGGCAGTCCTACTATGACGCAAAAGTTTACTATTTCTTATGGGGGACCTGCCGCCCCTTATGCTCTAGTTCAACACGAAAATCTTCGCTATTTCCATCCTTCTAAAGCTAGAGGTGGAAGAAGTACTGGAGTTCCGGGGGAAAGTAGAGCCGCTAAGTATCTTGAATGGCCTGCTAGAAGAAAACAAATGACTATTACACCTAGAATTATTAAAGCAATTAAAAGGGTGATGAGGTAATGGCTCTTTTAGGTGATGTAGGAACTTATTTAGCGGCAAATGTTACTGATACAACTTTAACGTTAGGGACTAATCTTTTTCTTGGGCGTATGCCAGATTCCCCTGCTACTTGTGTTGCTATATATGAGACAGGTGGCAATGCTCCTATAAATGTATTTGGTGGGAATACTTCTCCACCTATTGAGAACGCTGGTTTAATGTGTCATACAAGAGCTTCTAGTTATTCTGATTGCCAGTCGTTAGCGGTTGACATAATGAAAACATTAACGAAAGTAATCAACGAAACTTTAACTAGCACTACTTACTACAAGATAGAAGCTATTCAATCTCCTTTTGGTTTGGAAAGAGATGAAGAAGAACGAATGATTTTTTCGTGTAATTTCACGGCGGTTAAGGCTCTGTGAAATGGATGACGCTTACGGAGAAGATAGAGCTGTAGTTGTACGGCAAACTCTTTTCCATGTCAGATGCACTAACTGTAAGAAGCTTTTAGCTGAGATGGTTTCAACTCCTTACAGGCTTAAATGTCCTCGCTGTAAAGCAGTTAATTCTGTAGAACAGAAATAAGTATCCCTACACAAATTCCTAATATCGCTATGGTTAACCCTAAGACAAATTCTTCCATTCGTTAATCCTGCTTAATGTCAGCTTTAAGCATTTCAATCATTGTTTCAATACAACACTTACATTCAAGGTCGGGTTCTATTTCCCAACACTCAGAATGTTCTTCACCAGAACAAGTCTTACAAATATGTTTATTCATCGTAAGACTCAACTACACACGAATGTTTAAAGAAAGCATCAGTTTCTTCACCGATCTTCCATGTCATTTGACAATCCCAACAAGTTAATCCACCTTGAGGAGGGTTAGTTAATGGTTCAGGCATTAGTTTCCGTTCATGTCGTCTAGGAACTGGGCTATCATTTCCATTCCTTGATCTGCATGTTCAGCTATGAGTTTTTCTATTTCTTCTTGTGAGCCGTGACAAATGTTTGTTATCTCTTGCATTATTTGTCCCGCACTTTCTAAAAGATGACAGAGTATGCCTAGCTTGACTACTACTTGTTCTTTTTGTTCTTCTTCTAGTTCCATCTTTTCCTCCTTTCAGTATTCATTGATTGGATCACCGTCTGCGTCTACTTTTTCTGTTCCGAATGTTTCAGGGAACTCGTACACATCAGCGTTAGCTACTAAAGGAACGTCAGGCATTTCTTCAAACACCATTTCTTTTTCATCCATTCCAATAATCATTATTCCACTACCACCGATGTAAGGAGTTTCGACTGCTCCCATAACTGTTAATACTGCTGGCAGTAGTTCTAAGTATTCGCCGTAACAGGCAACATCAAAGACGAGTCGCCTGTAAGTCATTTCGTTACTCATTTATCGCCATCCTTCATCATCTAATGGTGGTCTATCTAAAGTTTCTCTAATAGCATCAGCTACCATTTTCAACATTGCGAGATCACCTGCGTTGGACAAGTCGAAGCCAGCACCAAACTTTTCAGCTACATATCTTGTAGTCAAAACTCCTTCTTTCGCCATAACATAAGTTCTACCTATCTGCGACATAGGAAGCCAAACAGTAACCACGACATAAGCGTCAGGATCACCGCCGCCCATAAAACCATCATAAGGAAGCTCTGAGACAAGAACTGTGTATTGCCAACCGTCATCGGGTTGGTAGTTGTTTACATGAGGCATGTGACCGTTAAGAGCGCTCATTTTCTCCCGATCTGTTAGCTAATTCGTTCTGTAATTGTTCTATTATTTCACGATTGTTGCAACAGCACTCTATGAGTCCGTCTGCGTTGTAGCAAATTTGTTTATGAGTGAACACTTCAGTAGAGTTCACGACATCTGATTTCATTCAATTTTCCTTTCTTTTAATAGTTTACGATTTTTTTTATGCTGGCTAATGGCTTTCCTATTCTTCTTCGTTCCACATTTTCACTCCGCACCATTCAAGAATCAATCCTGCGAATATGAAACCGAAAATAAATATGCCTAGTTCAAACATTGCTACCCTCCTTTATTTGCATTTTGGGAGCTTGTTTAGCTCTACTGTTTTTTAAATGAGCGTCAACCTCAGGGTCGTCGTCTCCTATGTCGTAGCGAACATTACGCTCAAGAAAGCCAACAGGGATTTTTAAGTCTTTAGTCCAAACCCATAAATGGTATTCGTTGGCGGTATCAACAACTCTTGACTCGGCAGGGTACAGCTCCAACGCTTCACGTTCGTCACCAAAGATGTCGTTTTTGATTTGCTGGAAGTGCCGCCAAGGGCGGTTCGTTGCTCGCGTGTGAGAGTGAATACACATTTGGCAAATACCGTCACGACCTAATTCGGTATTCAAGTATCTGATTGTTGCTTGGTACCTGTCGTTCACCCAAACTTCGTCAGGCATGTCGTCCTTGAACTTGTCTTTTAGCTTGTCGTAAATGTTATTGTCAGCCAGTTCAGCGGCTTGCATACGAGTCCAAGCTTTGGTTTTAGTTGGAGCTTTACGTTTCTTTCCCATTTAATTACCTGCCTTCTGTTGGCGAAATAAAGTGACGTCAGGAATGTACCCACCGTTTGACATTTCTGCCTCCTCTATATTGGTTATCATTAAGCGCAACATTCTTTCGTGTGAATTTTGTTTGCGCATTGTGCATGTCTGTCTGAACACATCCATTCAATGAACCGTTCGCGTTCAATGTCTTTAGCTTTACGGCGTTCTTCTCTTGCAGTCATTTGTTCTCCTTTGTTATTTTGTATCCCATATACACAGTTTAGCATTGATAGGGCTAGGACACGAACACCGAACTTTGCAAACCGTTAAAATCACACGGTTTCACGCTTCAAAGTCCTTGATAACTCAAGGAAGAAAAAAAAATTTAAAAAATTTTTAGAAAGTTTGAAGAAAGCAGACACCTGACAACAGTTTTGAACCGTGATAACCTACTTTTACCAAAGTGACCTAAGTGTCCTGTGTCCAGCGTGAACGGTGACAACGGTTTTCGCTGTGCCATAAAAGAAGGGTGAGTGATGCCGAAATATATTGTCACCGGAGGCGAGAGTGGAACTTCAGGTATCAGCTACAACGGCGAACGCTATGAAGCTGGTGAAGTTGTAGAAGTTGCAAAGCCAAAAGGCTTGTGGCTTATTGATGAAGGCTACTTGGCTTTAGAATCTGATGTAGTTAAAGAACGTGCAAGGAACGATAAGGGACATTACATCCCTGACGATCCTGAGACTCCTGATATTAACGAGGCATTCGTTCAAGAGGAAGAACCACCTGCTAAGAAAACAGGAGGTAAGAAGTAATGCCAACATTCGTTCACGGTAAAGCAACTAAAGTTTATATGGATGAGTTTGAGATGAGTACGTGGTTGAACTCAGCAGAAATGGCAATGACTACGGACACAGCTGAAGTAACTTCTTTCAATTCAACTTCAAGGGCTTACATTAAAGGAATTTCTGATGGAACAGTAAGTCTTTCAGGTATGTGGTCTGCTGACACAGATGGTTCAGATGAGGAGCTACATGCTTTGCTAGGCAACGCTACGACTCCTTTAATAACTGTTGCTGAGAATGGAGATGGGATAGGCAATTCAGCAATCATGGCTCAAGCCCATGAAGTTAATTATTCAATCTCTAATCCTGTTTCAGATGTTTCTACTGTTACCGCAGATTTTAATTCTTCGGCGGCTAACAGACCAGACTTTTATGGAATAAGAAGCGGTGTTCAATTAACCGCAGGCGCAAGTATTGATTACAACGCTTTAGGAAACTTAACTGGACACAATCACGGTTCACAAACAACAGGCGGTGGGATGGCTATTATTCATGTTCCCACTAATTCAATCGGTGGTGGTGCAACCACTATCAAAGTTCAACACGATGCATCCTCTGGCTTTAGCTCGGCGGCTGACCTCGTATCATTCACAAATGTCGCGGCTTCGACCAAGACAAGTGAGCTAGTTGCAATATCAGGAACGATTAAACAATACGTTCGTGTTACTGCTTCAACTGCCGGATCGTCCGGTTCAATCACCTTTATGGTGTCGTTAGCAAGGTTCTAGGAGGACTTAAATGCCAACATTCGTACACGGTAAGTCAACTGACTTTGAGCTTGATGACACAAGTGGAACTTCACGTTCCCTTGCTAACACGCTCACTTCAGTGGATTTCCCTGAAACTATAGATACAGCGGAAACAACCGCATTTGGGGCGACAAGTCGCTCTTATA